CTCGTTCTGACGTTGCTGCTGCACTCACAAACGTGTATTGTAGTTTCGTGAATTTGTACTGTTCATAGCTCTGTGCCACATGGCTCAACCACGGGAAATTGGATAGTCCGGGATTAACCGATTGTGACTCAATTCTTGTCGTCGTGGATGATGTAACTGGTGTTACGTATTCCCTATGCGTTACCACTGTGACTCCGTTGCGCATGCTTGTTTTAGGCTTGCTAATGCGCACTGTTTTACTTAGTGCTGCCGGTGCTTTTGTGGTTGCGTTGTTTGCTTTGTATTTTCCTTGTTTTGCTGTTTGTTTCATTGTTGGACTTGGGGTCTCGTTGATTAATAATTTAGTGATTGAATTAATCAGATGGCCACTTTGTGCGTTGGCTTGAGCGCGTTGGTTAAGGCGCGCTTTGGCTCTACTTACTGCCGATCTCTTCTTTGGTGGCTTTTGGCTGCCTCGCAATCGCGTCCCATTGGGATTGGATTCTTGTGCTCGCATTATTTTAGACGTTGCCTTAACCGCCAACGCCGCAATAGCCCTCTTCGGACCACCACCAATGTTCTTCCTAAAGAACTTGTCATCAGCCTCGCTTCTTGCCTTGCTGTTTGTAGGTTGTGCGTAAGCACCATCATGTTCCTTGCATGTTGCATCGAACTCATCATCTGCTGGTACTTTGCCTTTAACGCTTTGCTGATATTTACCAGCTGACCATCCTGGTCCACAATATTTACCGTGATATCTAATTGACATTGAATATTGGATTGGGCGTCCGTTGAATAGTGTTTATTGATTATAATTCGAAATGTGTGACTGTGTTATAATCAGCCGGCACAATTTTTGTATAATCAATTTGATAGTTGTCAAATTTCTGTTCATAAGCCCGTTGTTCATCCGGGGTAAATCCGAATGCGAGCCAAAATGAATATCTTGTGTTATGTGTTGGTTCCATGTATGCGTGATTCATGTTGCGTGCCAACATCGCCATACCTGTCTGCATGGCCCCATGTTCATTTATTTTTGTTACTTTGTTTGACTGTTGGTCGTACTTGCGATAGAAGGATTGCATCATTGGTATTCCACTAGTTAGGCTCAATCCACATTGTCCTATTGCCTTGAACCAAACCCTTGCGGATTGTTCGTTGTTTACTGGCAACACTGTCATGGTGTCCTTTGCTAATGCGGTTCTTATGTTTCTAACCATTGTGTATCCTCGATTAGTGTGGACTGGGTGCATTTGGCAGAACTCGATTTGTTCCAACTCGGTTACAATCGTTTCAACTGTCATGCGAAAGCCAAATTCAAGAAACCAAGAATCAAACCCATGCATTAACTGCTCTAGATTGCGTCTCTCGCAAAAGATGACGCAATCATCGCCGTTGTTGACTAACTTAATTGATACTTTCCGCTCTTTGGCATAAGTCCAGACAAGTCCACACATTATTAATACATTTCCTAATGCTGTGTTCATGTCCCCAGAGAATCTCCTCCCTTCCACCTCATATTTGAGTTTTCCATCACTACAATATCCCCGTCCTTTGTTGGTAATTTGCCATTTCAGCAACTTCCTCAATTCATCTGACTTGAATATTGTATTATACGTTGAGTGCTCCCATTTCAGCGATTGCTTGGAACAATGCATGTCAAATTTAACTGCATCTATCGGCACGGCAACTGGATCTTGGAATGATTTCCATTTCCCTGCTATTATCCTTCCTATTTGTTCCACGTTATATCCTTTCATCACTGTTGGGCCATCCCCAAAAAGCTTAGCTATCCCCCCATAGATTCTGTGTTCAACTGCCTTGATGTATTTACCCACCACTAAGTTGTACCTCGGATCCCTTGGTTGGATGCACCTGGGTGCTTTGCCGGGCTTACCTTTCTCTACCTTGACGAATGCAACACTAACTGCATCGTCTCTATTCACGGATTTTGTACATAACGATTTTAGAGCGTTTTCATAGATGGTGCGTTTTCGGCCGGTATATGTATCCACTACTTCTTGTAGCGTTAACACGGATGGACTGCCAACATTTCTGATAACCTTGTTTCTGAATAAATTCAATCGTTTGTATGTGTCATCGTGTACCACAGGTGGTTCCACGAATTTACCGTCTATTTTACAATAGTAC